AGCAATAATTGTATCATGCGTTTCCGTTTTCTTTACGGTTCCGCAGGATGCAAGCCCCGCCAATAGCAATATGTAGATGATGTTTTTCACAATTATATTTTTTCTTCAAGCCTTGTTATGCGGCGCTCATGATCTTCAATAAGCGTGTTGTGTTCGGTGATACTCTTGCTGATATCCTTCAATGTGTTGCTGATATCATCCAATTTGTTCAGCAATAAATGAAATACCGTCTTACTGCTAAATCCCGCCAAAGCCATCAATAATGTGATCACACCACCCATGATCCACATGGCTATCCCTCGTTCATCAGTTCTCATTCGGTTGCTGGCCGTTTGTATTTGTATTCTGGTTCAACATATTCTTTATCGTCTCATCCTTCGTCTTACTCCCGGCGCTTGTACCCCAGTCAAATTCGCTGATCTTGAAAATGATAGCTATTACAGCAGTAGTGATTACAGATATTGGGTCCAGTTTTACATCCCATACCAGGGCTACTATACCCATCACCGCCAAAACCAAAAGGCATAACAGGAAAACAAAACTTCTGAAAAGCTTATCAAACCCCGGATCATTTACTATCTCCAACAACCTTTTCATCTACTTTTCAACTTTTCAACCTATCAACAAATCAACTTTTTAACTTAAATAAAAGGGGTGTTTCCGTTCGCACAACATCCACACCCCTTTTCTACAAACCCAGATCACAACACTGTCATATTTTATTTACTGCATTCTGCCACTGCTCTCTGCTACTGCATACTGCAACTGCCCTCTGCCACTAATCACTAGTTACCCGAAGCCTGTACCACAGCCACAATACCTATTTCATTGGCACGTGTCTTAGCGCCACCCATACGCAACAGCACACTGTAGGCATCACCATACAATACCGCACTGTTCAGGGTTTCAAATATGTGTACATCACCAATCGCACGGCGCAATTGATTTTTCTGCCAGAAGAGAGCTGCACCGTTATCGGTAGCTGCACCGGCAGCACCATAAGCTTTTACAGCAGGGGTATTATCATATACCAGGCCGGTACTACGGCGGAAGAATGTAAACCCGAACAACTGTCCTACAACACCTGTTTTAGGATCAACTACACTAGAGAAGTCCCTGAACTGTGTAGCCGTCATATCATTACGCAATTGGTTATACATCGTTGCATCCAATACGCAATACCTGTCTTCCATTGGCACATCCTGGTTGTTAAGGAACAATTCAGCCTGTGCAACGTCCCACTGGGTAAAGCCCAAACGTGTACCTGTCGCACTTGGCGTATGCGCATTATAACTCACACGGGTAGCGCTTGGGTCACTATGAGAGATACCTGAGGTCAGCAATATATTTCCTGATGCGCCGGTTGGTGCCCATTCAATAAGTATGTTATCAGCTACCACCTGTCTTGTCTGGCGGATCATACCATTGATCACACTATCCATTTTTGAGTAAGACAACTGCACCTTATCAATATTGGGAATAAGGCTTGGGTCAGTGGTATACTCATCAATGCTATAGTCGATGGTAGTATCAGTACGTTTTACGGTATTGGTCATATTACCGCCTGTGCTCCTGTTTTTCACAACATTTGGGTTCACACCGGCCTGTGGTAAATGCACCGTCAGGTTATTTACATATTCACTATCATCCTCACACGCCATCAAGAAATCGTTGTTCTTGTACAGCAATTCAATGATACGCGCCTGCCATTGCTCCGTATAGATACCCGCTACCTGTACACCCTCCATTTTATGTTGGGGTACGAACAAACTGCCACCAAACGCAGCCAAAGCGCCTAACGGATTAATTCCGAGTAGAAAAACGCCGCACAAAAATTTCAATATCCGCTTCATCTTATTTTTCAATTTTTATTTTTTTAAATGTTTTTACTTTTTTCAAACTCTCCTCCTGTTTTTAGGAGGAGTACCCGCAGGGGGAGGTGGTTACCACAACCTATCAACTTATCAACTTATCAACCTACCTCGGCAGCACATAGCACCTGTACGAGCTCGTCTGCGTACCACTGTCCGTTACGATACCTCTGTAGTGTGTAAATGGATTTCCCCAGATATTATTCGGAGAAACCACATAATACAATACCGTATTCGCGTTCGGCAACTGGGCTGTATACAGCGGCGTAGTGCAATAGTTGAAACCACCATCCGCGCTGCCATAGATTTTAAAAGTGCCACCGGTATAACCTGTGATCTGCTTCACGTTCAACTGGAACGTAACGCTGTTCAGTTTACCTACTGCTTGGTAAGTGAACGTATCACTCGTAGCATTGGTCAGTGTATCCAGCGTCGTATAGAACGGCGGCGCAGCAGTCGTCTGCCCATTGCTCAGTGGATACTTAAATCTGTTATTCGGCGCCTGCGCCTGCGCACTAAATGCCACTCCGGCAAACATCAGCGCTATCAAAACATTTTTTTTCATTTTTATCTTTTTATCTTTTGAACGAATTAACTTTTTCAACCTTGTCATGGTGAGGCTCTCGAACCACAACCCGCACTGCTACTCAGGCAGCTTTTTGCCAAATTTTGCCTCATATTTTTCGGCAAACATTTTCGGGTCTACCTCTTTCAGCTTAGCCAACTTATCAGCCTTTGCAAGTTCATCCCAGCTCATCTTCACAAACTCATCACTTGCAGTCTTATTCTGCTCGTTGATTTGCCCCACAACACTTGCATAAGCCGGCATTGCGTCAAGTAATTTTTTAAGGCTTTTTGGATTTTCGGCATAATCATTCTCTAAAGAATTTCTTACCTCAACCGTTAATTTTTTTGCCTTTAGGGCTTCGTCCAAAAGTGTCTTAACCTCTTTTTTTACGTCGGAGGTTTCCAACTCTTTTATCTTATCTTCCAAGGCAACCTTTTCGGAAGACAACTTCGTTTCGGTAGCTTTAAGCGCTGTATTTTGGTCAGTCACTTTTTTTATTGCTGTTACCACGTCCATGTCCGTAGCTGAATCGGTAATGCCCAACACTGAACATAATTCAGCAGTTATTGCAATTGTTATTTTTTTCATTTTTCAATTTTATTTTATATAAAATATGTTACCTCGTCAACAATCGCATTATCAACGGGTGGCTGGATGACGTTATACACTTTCCATAAAGCATTCACACTTTGCAAACCCTTTGGAATTTCTATAGTTTCACCATCGTAAATGCCATCGATCAGTTTCTCTTTCAAAGCCTCTTCGGCTGAGAAAAACATATCCGTACCGTTCAAATATTTTTTAGTGGCATCTTCGACTGTGCATCCTGTTTTCGCAGCATATTCGCCAGCCAATATGTTATCGATTGCCTCTAATTCTTTCAGGACTTCTTTTATTTCATCAGAATTGCCGAACGCTCCCGAACTTGCTTTATGCGTCATTAATCGCGCAATTCGGCTCATATAGGTTTTTCGCCCCGCCATAGCTATGGCGCTTCCCATACTGGCCGCAATACCATCTATATAAGTATCAATATTGCATTTGCTGTTTTTGATTGCATTGTAGATAGCCAACCCTTCATACACACTGCCGCCTACGCTGTTTATGCGTACACGGATATCATTATACTCGGATTCTAACTGCCGTAATTCTTTTACGAAACCCGAAGCACTTACCGAAGTGTCACCCCAAGAACCTATTTCACCATACAGAAATACTTCTGCATAGTCCTTTTGTTTTTTGTTGATGAACCAGTATTGCTGTTTTGCTTCGCTCATTCACTTATGGTTGATGGCGTAAAATTGCAACCCTTTCAAACCCTTACCAAATCACGCTTTCAGCCTTATAACACTAAATCACCAGCACGATTACATCATGTCGCCGTCATGTTTTCGCGCCCTCAAAAACAACACCATATACATGAATTTTGTACCAGCCGAACTTAGTTCGGCCTCACATCCAATGGCTACAGGAAAAAAGAAAAACACAAAAACACAAAAACAATCCCCTCCTGTTCTTAGGAGGGATGCCGCAGGCGGGGTGGTTAAATCAGGCCTCACTATCGCCCATAAAAAAGAATGGGCTAAAACCCTCTTTCTCGCAAACGATCTCTCTCAAAAAGATATCGCTGCCAAAGTCGGCACCTCAGAAAATACCATGTCCAAATGGGTGCGTGATGAGCAATGGGAATCCCTGCGCAAATCCCTCCTTACTACCAAATCCGAGATATTGCGCCGCTTGTACGATTTCCTAGATCAGGAAACCACTAAGAACGACAAAGGCGAGATAAATATCAATGCCGACAAGATCATCAAGCTCACGGCCTCTATTCGCAACCTCGAAACAGAGACCAGCATCGGAGAAATGATAGAGACCGGACAGCGTTTCATAAAAACAGTGCAGGCCAAAGACATGCAGCTTGCACTCACCATCGCAAACGAATTTGATGCCTTCATTAAAGAGCGTTTAAAACAGTTTTAAATACAACTACTGTCATGGTGAGGCACTCGAACCATAACAGACAAAATAAATACAATGCCTTTAGACATATCCGAAAAACAAGCGATTGCCTCCTGGAATGAGTTTGTGGAGAACATCCGCAAGCAAACCGCCATTAGTGCCAACGAAACGGAATCCCAACAGCGCGAGCGCATCGCGCACCTGGAGGCTAACCCCGAAGAATGGTTTAAATATTATTTCCCTCAATATTGTTACGCTGCACCCGCTCCATTCCATATAGCAGCTACCAAACGGGTGCTTTCCCATCCCGAGTGGTATGAGGTACGCGCATGGAGCAGGGAGCTGGCTAAGAGTACTAGGTCTATGATGGAAGTACTCTATCTCATACTTACCAAGCAAAAAAGATACGTACTGCTCATTTCCAATAGTGGCGATAACGCAGAGCGCCTCCTTGCGCCCTACAAAGGCAATCTGGAAGGCAATCTCCGTATCATTAACGATTACGGCATTCAGGAGCTCCCCGGCTCATGGACCAATGGCGAATTCATCACCCGCAAAGGTGCTGCCTTCCGTTCCCTCGGTGCCGGTCAGTCTCCCCGTGGTACGCGTAATGAAGAGGCTCGCCCCGATGTATTATTATTCGATGATATCGATACCGATGAAGAATGCCGCAACCCCGATATCATCAACAAAAAATGGCGCTGGATTGAGGATGCCGCTATGGCCACCCGTTCTATCTCCGTCAATACACTCATACTTTTTTTAGGCAACCTGATTGCTGAAGATTGCTGCGTACAGCGTGCCCGTCAATATGCAAAGCATGTAGATATCATCAATATCCGCGATGAATTTGGCGATCCTACCTGGGCAAAGAATACCAATGACCACATAGATACCGTATTGAGCAATATCTCCTATGCCTCACAGCAAAAAGAGTATTTCAATAATCCCCTGTCCGATGGCCTCGTGTTCAAAGATATCACCTGGGGCAAAGTGCCGCCTTTAGAGCAGTTCCCGTTTTTGGTATCCTATTCCGATCCTTCACCGTCCAACAAAGACCAGGTGAAATCTAAAGGGCAGAACTCGTTTAAATCTGTCGTGCTCCTCGGCAAGCTCGGCCTCAAATACTACGTCATCAATGCTTTTCTGGCACAGGTCACCAACGATACCTTTGTCGATTGGATTTATGCTATGGACAACTACGTCCAGAAAAAAACCACCCTTTTCAACTATATAGAAAATAACACCCTGCAAGACCCTTTTTATCAGCAGGTATTCTTACCCCTGTTTTTCAAAAAAGCACAGGCCACCCGTGTCATGGTCGGCATTCTGCCCGATGAGCGCAAAAAGCCGGATAAATACACCCGTATTGAGGGTACGCTGCAACCATACAACAATATGGGGCTGCTCATCTTCAACGAGGCCGAAAGATCAAACCCGCATATGCAGCGACTCGAAGCACAGTTTAAAAGTGTCAGCCCCCAGTGCAAGTTCATGGATGGTCCCGATGCTACCGAAGGCGGTGTATTCATTATCAACAGCAAAGAATCCGAACGGGCTACTGCTTCAATAGCCGGTTCGCCCAAATATAAAAATCCAAAGCGTTTCTAAATCATAAACAATGGCATACATACAGAAATCAGACCTCTATACACACATATACCAGGAGACCATCGACAAGATCACCCGTGCAAACGATGCAATGGTTACAGATGCGATCAATGTCGGTATCATAGAGGCGCAGGGCTATCTCTCCCGTTTCGATCTGGTACAGCTTTTTGGCAACGGCACTACGGCGCCAACGGTCACAGATGCCAACCTCATGAGCAAAGTAAAAGACCTCATTTGCTGGCACCTCATCAATCTCTGCAATGTCAACGTAGATTATGAGCGCATCGAATCGCGCTATAAATACGCGATCAAATATTTCAACGGTATTCAGTCCGGCGATATGCAACCGCCTAACTGGCCATACTTCGATACTACAACCTTACCGGCTATGCCTTCAGGCGATAGTGTCGCAGCTTTTACAATGCCTAAACGTGGAAACAATTTTTAAAATGCTCACACCTCAGGAGATAAAGAATCGTATTCGTTTTGGCGTCTTTTGGGTCATTCACACACAATCATCTCAAACTATTTTTTATATAAGTCTTAACTGATGGCAAAAGAACCGAATAATAAACAATCTGATCTGGTACAGGGTGCCAACCAAACACAGGATGCGCATAAACCCATTGTTCCCAAATATCCGGGCAATGTCATTGCACAAATGCAGCTCCGTTCACCTGATCGTAGCCCTAAAGATGTGCAGGCACTCCGCTCATCCATCATGGCGGCAGAATCTGTCTATTACCCCAACCAGCAACGCCTCTTTGATCTTTATCATGATATACTGGATGATGCACACCTGCGCGGTATCATTCGCAAGCACTTTGCATCCATTATCAACAAAGGGCTCTATTTCCGTAAGAATGATGAACACCAGCCCGAATTTGATGACCTCATTAAATCGCAAAACTTCCGCGATATGTGTGCCGAGATTCTCTGGACCATCATGTGGGGTATTACCGGCTTCGAGTTTCTGCCTGGCGAAAAATTCGATTTCCTGCCCATACCTCGTAAACACATCAAACTCAAAACTCAAAAAATAGTTTGGGAGCAATCAGTACTGGAAGAAGGTATTGATTATACCGAGCTGTCAAATGTTTGGGTACTCGGCAAGTCCGGCGATCTCGGCCTTTTGGCTTCCGCTGCCTACTATGCTCTATACAAGCGTGGTGATCTGGCAGACTGGGCAAACTACATCGAATTATTTGGTATGCCTATCGCTGTCATGAAATACGATGCCTATGATGAGCAGACCAAAGCAGCCCTAACCAAGATACTCAACGATACAGGTAACCAGCTTCGTCTCATGGTCCCTAAACAGGCAGACTATGAGATCAAAGAGAACAATGGTT